TCAGCTCAGGTTTATACTTACATATAGATATATTTGTAACATACTACCAACATTAATCAAACATTTAATGGGGACGGAGGTGCCCGCCACCTCCGTCCCCAGAGATAAATGACACCCGTTAGAGCGCGCCCATGGCGCGCAAACAAAAACAACCTCCTGGCGGTTTCCCACCAGAAGGTCGTCAATTCCTACCCCGAATAGGCAGGCCATTGCATACATGTTGTCAAATGTAGGAAGGCATTCGCCCCTCTGCCACTTGTAGATCGATACAGGTTCATTGAACCCGAGAAATGCCTGCAATGCTTTTACGGTGATTCCTTTCTGCTCTCTCACTTCTTTGATCCTCTTGCCTGTTGCGCAAAGGTCGATCATTGGAAAATTGTTCTGTGTCATAAATGATACCTCCCATTGTAAATGCTATAAACTATCTGACTACCAATATCTCCAATAGTCTTATAACTGGGTCAATATCCCGAACACTAATAATAAAATATGTCAGAAGGAATCTACAGATACTATAACACAAATAAACCACAGGTTAAAAGTAAACCTGTGGTTTAAAATCACTATGTTTTTATATATGCTCACATATGCTCAAAAGTGGCTTAATTCCTACGTTTTTACACTTCCATTATTCATGACAATATCATGACAAATCAACTTTTTGCCCCTTTTTTGCCCCTAAATCAGGCTATTGCATGAGTTCATTTACTCTCTTCTGAATCTTATCAGGATCATAACCTGCCGCCTTGAGGCGGTCAACACGCTCCTGACCATTTCCCCACTTTCCGGCTATGACTTCATGAGCAACTGCATTGATGATCTTATCCTGTGTCATCTGTGCTGCCTTGACAAGTTTGTTGACTGCTGCCTGAACCTTGCTATAGTCATATCCAGCCTTTGTCAATCTGCTCTTGCGATCAGCACCATTGCCCCAGTTGCCCGCAAGCACCTCTTTAGCCAGTGTGTTGATGCTCTTCTTTGTTGTAGATGCTGATGTCTTCTTAGCCTTGCCTGCCAGCTTATTCCAGCTCGCCGCACTGATATAAGCCTTGTTGAGATCAAGGCTGCCACTGTAACCTGAGAGCTTACCAACGGATGTGTACTGTCTGATATCACATTCGTATCGACCTTCATTCCATGGATGCTCCTGATATCCCGTCCACTCGTAATCAGGGTACTGAGCGACCCACAGGCCATATCCAGCTTTCTTTACTGCGTCCATGGCACTCTTCTGCACGTAGATAAGCGGCTTAATGCCTGTCTTTTTCTGTACGTAGCTGCACCACTGTAAGCACCATTCCAGATCCTTGACACCAAACAGATTGTTGTTCTTGGCTTCCCAATCCAGAACAAGTACCGCCTTGCCGATGTACTTCTTTACATACGCAAGGAAGTGGTCAGCTTCTTTCTGTGGATCTCCGCCATTTGCATAGTGGTATACTCCCAGAAGTTTTTTTCTACTCAAAACTTTATCGCAATGCGCTGCAAAGTATCTGTTCTTGTAGTCTGTTCCCTCTGTCGCTTTCACGATACAAAAGTCATACGCTATCTTACCGAGGTCTATTCCGGCATCCCCCTGCCATGCGCTGATGTCTATTCCATTCATTTACCATCACGCTCCTTTCTCTCCATATCTCCGCCTCTGTAAAATCGCTTAAATATTTCGATCAGATAGTCCCATCCTCTGGTACAGATGAATGCAATAATAAAAGCACCAAAGAATACAGCTACAGGGTAATACCATAGCAGCCGAATATCGAAATATGATAATGCTACAAACAAGCATATCTCACATATGATGAGACTTGTCATAAGCACCTGAAAAGAGGTTGGAATCTTCTTCAGTATTCCAACCTCTTTTGTAAACTCTGTGATAACTGTGATCAATGTGCAAATTACTGCAACAACTAATAATAATATTGCTAACTTATCCATGATTATATCTCCTTCCTATTCCTGATCATGTGCTGCTTTATTCAAATGCTTTTCCATCTTGTCGATTGCTTCTGTGACTGGCCCGTTACATCCAAGTTCCTTGAGACCTTTCAGGCATGCAAGTGTACCATATGTAAGCAGACACTGTTCTTCCTTCATCTTCTTAATCTCCACATCCTGTTCATTCTGCCTGGAATACCATTTATATATTGATATGAGTATCCCTCCTATCAATGCAAGAGCTCCAAGTACCTTCCCAGCCTGAATTATTGCTTCAAAATTTATATACATGCTCAACCCCCCTATATAAGATTCTTAGGTCTTGCAACTCCCACAACGACTAAGCTTATATTTGAATCTGCTTTGTTTGTATTTTTTGCTTTTACAGTTATCGAATATGTAGTCTGATTCATTGAAGAAGCTTCATATCCCATGTATGTGACACCACTAGGGATATTTTTAGGAATAACTAATATTCTACCCGTATTTATTGGAAGCTCTACATCAACGGCATATTGAAGTGTCGTTCCTGCGTCAGTTCCTGGTATAGTCGCTGTTGCGCCTACTATATCAGATATAACAAGGCTTTTTGTTGCAATTTTTTCCGCATAGCTTTGCGCATTAGCAGCATCTGTTTTTGCGGTATCTGCCGTGCCCTGCGCCTTATCCGCTTTCGACACTGCGGTATCTGCTGTTTTCTGCGCTTCCTCGGCCCTACCTGTAGCTTCCTCAGCCTGTGATGCTGCGGTATCTGCAGTAGACTGTGCCTTTGCAGTAGCCTCTGCCGCTGTTTTTTCAGCTTTCGATATCGCCTGATTGATTTTCTTTGTAGTTAAATCCGACTCCTCTTTTGTATATTTATTACTAAGTGGAGGGAAAGTTGATGCAATCGCAACCGGCCCACTTGCATTTATTCCATCGTGTACAATTTTGTAAAGCGGCATGTCGGCGACACTTACATTATTGGCTATTATGCCAGTTTCATACACAGGTAACTGTGGCTCCTGTGAGGATTCTACAGACTGTCCTGTCAAGATCAGCAATGACATATCCTCAAGACCTTCCTCTGACAGCGTGTATCTTGCAACAAGCATATCAATTCGCTTTTTACCTGTTTCTCCACTAGGGAAAGTAAGATCTTCATATGTACCTGTAACCCTAGCATGGCACCCCTGGAACATAATGTCACACGGATATACTCTAAGTGTCGTTGAATTAACCAGCACTGGTGGCTGGGAGACCGACAAAAATCCATCGCCATCCCATTCTGCTCTGTGCAAGGCTCTATCATCTGCACTCGTTACATGTGGTTTCCCTGTTTTTCCTGTTATTATCTTCATAAAATCCGCCTTTCTTCTATGACACTGAATATTCAATGTCTATGCTGTTATCATCTATCTTCGCTATGATATTTGTTATCTGCTTTTTTACTGTTGCTCCTGTGATTTTCTCTGTGCCACCTGTGATATCGCCTATCTGCATTGACATATCTGGGAGTGTCATATCTAAGCTGTCCACATTAAGCTCCTGTATTCTTGCTATACCGCCTGTTCTAAGCTCATCAATATTTGCTGCCGAACTATAATCATATATTGCTGTGCGTTCTTCCAAACCTTTATATGTCTGCGTATCAGTGATATTTCCCACCTTATCAACGTACAAGTGCAGCACCTGACGGTCTTTGAGCTCGCCTTGACCAAGGCAGATAAGATGATTATATCCATTCTTGACCTGTGTGATATTGTAGTTGATATCCGATCTCATACAATCCTTATCCTCTGTATAATCGTAAGGCACCGCACTACTCATAGTCACATATCCATCTTTAATCGCAAGCCTGAGAACCCTGTTCTGGGTGCTCAACAGCGCACATATGCCATCATAGAGACTCACATATCTGTTGAACTGAAATGATTGTACATTCCATGATTCGCCTGTCATTCTGTATATGCTGCTAAGTCCAGCCACTTCAATGAGCTTATTGATCACTGTAACTGCATCACCTGATACAATCTTGTAATCCGTCCCCGCCGGAGGCTCTATGATCTTGTCACACAAGATTCCTCTGAGATTTCGGCCAGTGTATTTGATTTCTCTGTCGGATGTCACCACACCGACATTATCAACTATTCCGCCGTACTCAGTGTTGTTGATATACCACCAAGAACCGCCTTGCAGGATGTTGTTATCCTGCGCTACAGTGACCTCGAAATCCTTATCCTTTGCAACATCCACATCTATATTGAAGTTCTTGAGAGATCCCTGTTCTACCCTGTCTGCATCAGTGTATATCAACCTTATGTCCATTTTGGTTCACCTCTCTCATGTATTACACTTAAATCAAAATCAAAGCTTCCATTCCACATCACACGATGATTCCCGGGGGATATCTTTTCAAACACATCGCTTTGCTTGTCCCTGTATCTGAACATGTTTTCCTGTGTTCCATCTGCTTTCACAAGAGTTATCGTAAGCTCTGCAGAATTAATAACAATCTTATCTCCATCGCCAACAACACACCTAACGCTGTAGTAATAATTATCAATATATATGACTGGATTAACAGCACCACTATGTATGCTGAGTACAAAATCACATTTTCTGAAGTCATCCACCTCAAGCTTACTGATATTGTCAGAAATTGAGTTGTAATCATATTCATAACAATACTCATAGCCTTTACCTTCGATAAACTCATCTGGCACATGCTTATAGTTGTGGAAATCTTCCTTCATCCATCTGCCACCATCTGTTACTACTTTAAGTGACAGATTCATCGATGTCGCCACATCAAGATAATTGCTCTTTGTTGAACTAAACACATAGCATTCAAGATAGTAATCTCCTATATAGATCCTTCCCTTCTTTTCTGCTATAATATCCTTCTCACAGACCTCATACAGCCTATTCTTAAGATCGATACACTTCTTCTTACTTTCTGCCGATATAACAACAGGGATGGTCTTTGAGACCACCCCTGTTCTGAAATTTTCGGCACGGTTCCTGCTGCTATCGTATGTATATTCGTAGTTTCTGAGATCGTTTGAGTTGGCAAAGATACCCTTCTTCCCGAACTCTATAGTCTCACCTAAGTGATTCACATATCTAAGCTGTTCAAGCATTTCTCACCATCCTTCCGAACTCTCTGCCATCAAGTTTCAATCTCACACCCTCTGTAAGAGCTGTCAGTATCCACTCATACATGTTGTCATCTATGTGTCTTATAATCTCCAGTATCTTATAAAGTACCTTCAGTGATTCCGAATCACCAGTCACTGCTCCACCTGTAGCCTCTGCCATATCCTCGGCTACCTTCTTGATCCAGCCAGTATTCTTCTCAAGTGGCACTACAGCCTCAGCTCCATTACCCTCAAGGATACCAACCTGACCACGCTTAAGCACACCACCTTCAGCAAGTTGCGGAGCGTCAAGCTCATCTATTCTCGATATCGATACCTTTGGGATCTTATTCAAGACTGATATAGCCGAATTGATTGCCCGGATAAAGCCATTGATAATCCCTGTAGCTTTACTAAGTATCGCATTGACCGCTGATGTCACAGCACCAGATAATCCGTCCGCTATTGCTGTTCCAACCTTGCTAAATATATTCTTAATCTTCTGCCATGTAGAGCTAAAGAAATTCACCATCGGTGAAAATACATTCTTTATACCAGCCCAAGCCTTGCCAAATATATCACTGAACCATGTGCCTACGGCAGAGAATGTGCCCTTAATACTTGACCATATTCCACTAAAGAACTCTGGTGCAGCGTTCCACGCCTTCTTGATTCCCCGCCAAGCTGCAGCAAATGATTCTTTACAGTTATTGATCGCTGTAACTATCAACTTGATAGCAGACTTAAGCGTTCCTGAAAGCATCTTACAATACCATTCAAGGATTGGTTGCAGCACATTTAGGTAATCTTCCATCAGCATCGAAAGTAATTCCACCAGTGGTGGTAATATCATATTGATAAGATCTGTCAGCGGTGTGACTACCTGCATTACCAAGTCGATAATCGGTGTCAACATATCCAAAAACGGCTGTAACAATTCAAGTATAGGCTGCAAAATAGCCATCAAAACAGGCAGTAAAGACTGAATAATCTGAGTCACCGGCGGCAAAAGCATATTGATCAGATTCGTAAGTGGCGGTAAAACCGCCTGAATAATCTGCATCATCGGTGGTAAAAGCAGATTAAGCAGTGTTGTCAGTGTTGTCAGCACAGGTCCAACCAACTGCAGAATCGATGGTAAAATCGATGTCAGGGTGCTAAAAATAGAATTTAGAGCGGTTGATATCGACTGTCCCAATTCCCCACCTATGCCGGGCAGTAATGTCTCAAGTATTCCGGGCAGATTATTGACCACCTCAGACAACAACGATGTCGCTCCCTGTATCAACGATGGCAGTAACTGCTCAATAAGAGGCGGTATGTATGGTGCCAGCTTCTGTGCAAGACTTGATATACCTGTAACCACCCTCGGCAGTGTATCGGCTATCCTTGGTACAAGATTATCTGCTACAGCCATAGCCGAATCAACAAGGTTGTTCATCAGCACTCCCATATCCTGAGATGGGTCAGCCATACCTATGAGCAGATTAGCCCATGCGGACTTCATCATGCCGATGGAACCCTGTATTGTCGTGGCTGCTTCTTTTGCGGTAGTGCCTGTTATATCCATGTTAGTCTGCACAACATGAATAGCCTCTATCATCTTATCAAACGATACACTATTGACATTATCTGCTGTAACGGTCATGGTGTCACCGAGTACACCTGAGTCATTGATAAGCCTTGCCATCTCGGATGCAGTACCACCATAGCCAAGCTTGAGGTTATCTAACATCGTGTAGTTTTGCTTAGCAAAACCCTGATATGCGTTCTGAATCATCTCCATACTGGTGCCCATCTTGTTGGCATTATCAGCCATATCTGTTATGGCCAAATTGGCAGTTTCAGCCGCCTTTTCTGTGTCGCCGCCCAAGCCTTGGAGCAATGACGCTGAAAAGCTCGTTACAGTGTCCATGTAATCATTCGCCGACAGTCCCGCCGTCTTATATGCATTATTTGCATACTCAACAACCTTATCTGAGCTGTCTTTGAACAGTGTCTCAACACCACCAACAAGTTGCTCGTAGTCCGCATACTCGCTTACAGCCTTAGCAGTAATGCCAGCTATTCCAGTGGCCATAGCCGTTGTTGCGACAACAGCTACCTTTGCTGCCTTGAGCGCAAACTTGCCGATATTGCCAAACACAGAACTCATCTTTTTGCTTGTCTTCTCTGCCTTGTCGCCAGTCTCTTCAATTTTCTCATTCGCATCCTCATTTGATACTGCGATTCTTCCCAGTATCTTAAATACTTCCAAAAGGGTCTACCCCCTTTCCTCGATAATAAAAAATAGAGACACACGTTCTGTGTGCCCCTATGGTATGAAATTCTCTATAATTGACATAGAATCCTTTATGGTTGCTTCAAGTTCGTCTCTGCTTTCAAATGCCCCTGATCTGGCCGGCTGTGAACTGCCACCTGATGTGCCATACAGCCTTGCCTTGAAGTCATTAAATGATATATTCTCCCAGCACTTATGGATATACATATCCCAGAGCTTATCATCATCGTCCAGACGCACAAACGTACATACAAACTCATCAAAGCTCTGATTGTCTATCATCGTATCAAGCAGAGTGTACGGATCCGCATATCTGTGAAATATCAGATCCATGAACTTGAGATAGCCTAGTGTATCTTCTCGTACAATCTTGAAACAACCTTGATAAAATCCGCAAAGCCCGGAAGAGTTACTGCATCCCATAACATCTGTGTGAACACAGAGAGGTCAAGATCTGCTACCTCATCCACTGTCATTCCTGACAGGTGTGACAGGCAGACAAATACCTCACGCTGACAGTCTGACAGCTTTATCAGGATCACATCTGCAAGCTCGAATGTAAGACCAATACCCACATTCTCAAGGAACTTCAATGTGTCCTCATCATCCTCGCCATCACCAGCAAGCTTCTCACGTTCTTTTGCAATGAGCTCTTTGAACCCATTGTCGCTGAATGAATCTTTGAAGTCCTTTACTCCCAGCTTACTGAACAGCTTCAGGAATGAAGCTATATCTGTTGCTTTGGGATTCCTAAGCGTATATGGTTTGATCTCCTGCACATCTTCTGTTGCCTCGGCATCTTCAACTACTTCTGCCTCTTCAACTACTTCATCATTCTCTACTACTTCTATATCTTTGTTCTCTTTTATCTCGGTTGTTTCCATGATTATCTCTCCTTTTCTATTTTTCTATGTCAATTAGCCTGTTACTTCCGTACTGGAATCTATAGACTGCTGAGCCTGCTCCGTTGTCGTGCCGGTAGGCAAATAGATGTGGTATGGCAGTGTATCAGCTGCTGGTGACAGATCCGCATAGCACTCCATTGTCAGCGCAAATGTGCCGTTCTCCTTGTTCTTGCCCTCTATCTCAAGGCCTGATGTACAGAGCGCATTGTCAAAGATCACGATAACAGGACGACCATCTAAGAATCTTCCAATGTATCCGAAGTTCTCAATGTAATCATCCTTTTCAATTCTTGCCTTGGATTCGATCACATCGTATCCTTCCGCTGTTGATGTGCCATTCTGTCCGATAATAGCCATTTTGATCGTCTCAGGCGACAGCTCCACCATGTTTGTATCCATCTGTGCTGTCTCGCCTGTCTTAACTGTTAACTCCTTAACTTTAACAAGCTCACCATCAACCTCTATATCCTTGAGCTCAGGTTTGATTGACAGCTTTGTGCCGCCGGATGTTGCACCAATCAGAGACTCTGCAAAGTTCCAAGCCTTCTTTGATGCGTCATACTTCAAGCCTTTGTGAATAGTTCCAGCACCAAACACAATGTTCTTCGGTGTCTTGCTTGTGATACCTGATGACTTGAACTCTTCAAAAGTTAATGTATCTGCCATGTTATAATCACCTTCCATTCTTATATTCCTTGATTGTTAAATTGATCTGTATATGTTTGAGGTCTGCATCCCCTGTTGGCACTGGTGACGCATTCCCATAAGAAACGGCAACCCCCGCACCACTTGCAAGGATTGCCGTTCGTTCAATATTCTGTTCTATCTTCTGCTTGTACTTCTCCAGGCTGAACCACGAGCCTCGTGTGAATCCATCTATGATGAATGTTATTTCCTGACACCCATCCTCTTCAGGAGTATCACCCTCGGAGTAATCACCAACAAAGTATGCCTTTGGTGGATCATCCTGCCACTCCATGAATGCATATGGAATCTCAAGCTCATCTTTGAGTACACTGTTGATATATGATAATGTCTCGCCTGTCATGCCATCACCGCCTTACTCACTGAATGTCTGATTGAGAATAGAACCAAGTCGCTTGATAATCTTGCTCTTGGTCTTGTCAAAGGCTTTCTGTAAAGGTCTGAGAGGTTTTTTACCATGAGTTGTGTGCCAGTTGCCACGCTCATCCTTATAGACCCATGGGTTTTTGCGTCCATTACCTTTCAGTGCGTATTCACCTGTTCCATACTCTTCCCAGATAGCATTCTCAAGAGGATTACCGATAACAGCCTCGCCCTTATCTTCATCAACATGATGAGTCCATGCTCCTTTGGTCTGTCCTGTGTCTACTCTCGTCTGTGCTCTCTTAGTCTGTGCCTCTACCTCTCCGGCTGCCTCGTACAAGAATGCAATAACAGCATCATTCAGAGCTGCCTCAACCTTTATTCTGTTGTCTGTGAACTCCACATTTCCCATTACTGCCCTCCTGTATACTTCAGATATATCTCAAGCTGCTCATGCATCCCCATCGGATCATCTATCAGCATGATGTCATATACCTGGCCATTAACCACCATACGGCTGTTCTCAGCCTTGATCATGTCACTGAGCTGTTTATAATCAGCCACGAACATATGCGTGGATTCCTGCACCTTGGCATTGTATGTTGTGTACTTACTGTCACCGCCTGAGAGGTCAAGCCATCCGGTCAAGGTATCTTCAGATATCCATGTGACTTCCTGTTCGCCTATCTCATTTCTGGTTATGCTTTTAACCTGTATATCTGCAACTGCATTTCCGCCTATTCCTCGCATCTCAAAACCTCGCTTTCATGTATGGCTTTAAAAAGCCAAGCAGTGACTTTGGATATCCCATGAGGGAATTATCACCATCCATATTGAAATAGGTCACAGAGTGCCTACTGATAGTCTCAGACTGCACACCAACCTTATCCCTGTTGTTCAGGTCCCATGAAAGCATGTTGGCAACTCCCAGCTTGATATCCATCGGATATACTATCTTTGTCACCATGGCGACCGGTTCGCTTACAAGCTCCTCATTCACCTCTATATGTCCATTGTCCATATCCACAGCTTTGATGGTGTACAAGCCATCGTTGTAGCGTGACTCTGACACCTGTATAGTGTCGCCAACCTTGAACAGCTCAGATGCATACTGAAAGCCTGTCACAGCGTCCACAGCAGCCACAAACCGCCTGTTCCTGTCCTGAAAATTATTATTTGTATATTTTCTGATCAGGAGTTCCAGTGCCTGAAGCTTAGCCTCAAGCACTGAATCTTTCTCATCGGTGTCTACATACTTTTTCAACTCTTCGACAGTCATGATCATATGACCACCGCCTTACTTCTTAGGGATAACAGTATATCCGTCATGCTCCATGAACCAATCTGCCATACGCTTTGATGTGATCTCTGCCTTTCCGTTTGCGAACTGGACACCACCAGCGCCTATTCCACAGTAAGCAGCGCTATTATTAACAGATACTGTCCAGCCTGTAGGCTCACTCTCTGTCTTTGGCTCTGCCACTACAGGCTCAATAACTTCGCTTGTCTGATTTGCTGTCTTCGTTTCCTTTGTTGCCATATTCAATCACCCATCCTTCCTTATGCAATCTTGATATTTCTGAGTACACCTGCATGCTGTGTATTCTTGAGGACTGTAGCTGCGATCATCTCAACCTCGGCATCCTTGACTGTACCAGGCTCGTTGAAGTTTGGAAGATACTGATCGATTACAGAACCACCATTCAGACTGATTCCGTGGAATCCATCATTAACATCGAATTTGACTGCATAGACGTCTGTAAGACCGGTTGTTGCCGAACTCTCCTTTGCGATGGTTCTTGAAAGTCCCTTCTTGACAACATGGCCAGTAGTTGCAGAGCCGCCGCTTACAGTGTAATAGTCCTGCATATCAACAAGCTTAACACCATCGATGGTGGTGACACGCTTTCCAAATGCCTCTTCACTCTCTGTCTTGTATCCAAGGATACGAGCCACTGTCTGAATCTTGGTGATCATCTCTGTGTTAGTGAGCACCGCATCAGCATCTGTGGTCTTGACAAGAAGGCTCAGTGCCTCATAGAACTCATCAGCATTAGACTTGATTGCTGTGATAGATGACAGATCAATAGCCTTGTCTGTGCCGTATTCTGTCGTGGTTCCTGCAAGCATGGAATCAAGTCCCTGGAACTCAGGGTGATCAGTTGATGCTGTTGTAGTTGCATCACCATTGATCAGTGTATAGTGGAAGAGGTTTACCACTGCCTTGATATGCTCCTCTATCTGATATGCCATATTGTCAAAGTTACCTGCTACCCTGTTGAGCACTCTGTCCATCTGAACTGCTCCGCCCATGATTGCAAGATTAGCCTCGCACTCCTGCTTAGTAGCCGCTGAAGCAGTATATGAGCCACCTATCTTTCTGAACTCTGCTGTTGCTGGAAGTACCTTTCTGAGATACTTGTACTTCATTGTTGAGCCACCACCTGATGCTGATACACAGTCATCAAATGTGAGCATCTGAAGTATTGTTGACTGTCTGAGGAAGATATCCACGATCTGTGAGAATACCTTATCACTCATACCCTTCTTGATTTCCTCTAATGTCATTGTCATAGTTTTCACCATTCCTTTCTACTTATTACTGGGTATTGTTCCCTTCATATTTCTGTCTCAATGCCTCTGCCAGGTCCTTAGGTTCTGCATTCGTATTGCCCTGATTCCCATCTGGCAGCTTATTCTCAATGATGTTCCTCTTGCCATCATCTGAGCCGGATGAAGCTGTGAACTGAGCCGGGAACTGTGTCTTTAAGTCTGTGAGTATATTGTCCCAACCTTTGATATGACCTTCATCATCAAGCTTAAGCTCCTCATTCTTCTCCTTGAGGGCTGTCTTGATCTTATAGGTCATATAATCAGTATCAACCGCATGAGCCTCAAGCAGAGCCACCTTGATAGCTGAGTTGACCTTAGTCTCCTCAAGCTCTTTCTGAAGCCTTGCATTCTCTGTCTCATAAGTTGATATCTTCTGCTGCATGCCCTCGTCACCCTTGGAAGCTTTCTTAAGCTCCTCAATGAGCTTATTTGCATTGCCAATCTCCGTGTCTTTGCCGGTGATCAGTCCGTTGAGCTTCTCAAGTTCTGAATCATACTTCTCCTTGCTGACGTACTTGCCCTCGGACAGATCTGTGTATCTTACATGCTTGAGCTTATCTGTCTCTGTGCTGTTCTTCTCGTCAATCTTCGCCTGTACCTGCTTATACAGGTCATCTCCTAACAGTTCCTTTAATTCCATTGTTCCATCCTTTCTGGTTTTAAACGTAGCCACACATGGCAGTTATCACTCTTGCCGGAGTTATTTATCGGTCACAGTTTTATCGCCTTAAGCCGATTTTGGGCATAAAAAAAGACCATGTTTTTATCATGGTCTGAATTAGCTAAATATTATGTTTTAATTATTTATTTTAAATATCCATTCTCATACAAAAAAACGTTTTCTTCAACTGTCAAAGCTGAAAAAGGGTTAACCCAAGAATCATCCTCTGTTTCAAAATCAGGTGTTTTAAATTCCGATGGAATAAAGCCGAGTTTATCGCATATTCTCTGATATTCTATCTCTTTATCCATCACAGCACCTCCATTTTTACTCCAGCATCTTCAAATATGCTTCTTACATTGTCATTATACCCCTTTATCTCTAATTGAGCAAGTGCAGATGACGCTATTGGCGCATTAAATTTCTCTTTATCCACTGAATATTTATATATCTTCCCGTCGTGGCATGCGACTAGTCCAAATTTATAAGCACGTTTTTGGCAAACCATTAAATCTGCCAAGCTTGGCACGCCACTTCCCGGGTGATTATGGATTGCTATGATTGTATTTGGCCTGCTGTTGGCTAACATTTCCATCATTGCCTTATTTGGCTTTGCTGTACTTTCCTCATGATATTCCTTATTTATTTTAGATTTTCCAGTCATATAGTCAACAAATGCAATATCCTCGTATCTTGTTCCCGAACGATGAGTTAACATTTCTTTTGATCGCTGCCATGCGATTCTATTAACCCTATCACTATCTGATATTTGATTGAATTTTCTTCTGTAATCCGGAGATTCTATTATTTTTTTATGAATAACTGTATCTTTATAAATATATTTTGGTTTACTTTGTTCTTTTTCATGCTCAATCTCACACGACACCTTAAAATACTTCGTCTGGTACTCTTCAAAATCCTTTGTCTTATCCAACCCGAAGTATTCCGCTCGCTCCCTCAGTGTCTCAAGTTCTTCATCATCCAGCGCCCATCTGGCACGCTGTAAGAGACAGCAACGACAGTTACAGTCTTCCGCCGGATCTCCAAACATTCCAGGAGCCTTAATCTTACGACCACCAACCTCAAAGGGCTCATCGACTTCTCGGATCTGTCCATCAAGCATCTGATGATGTTCTCTCGTTGCTCCGTCAAGAGTGGCATCCCACTGTTTCAATACATCTGCCCCTTTGCTTTTTGCAATATACATAGCGTCCAGCGCTGACTGTACCTGTATACGATGCCCTTCAGTCCTCGCAATGCGGATAGAGTTGTTATAAGCCTTCTGAAATGGAGTATTTGCCATGTGTCTTGAGAGCTTACCAGCCACCTCATTCCACGTTGAGCCATTTGCAATGCCTCTTGATACCTCTGCTCTGACCGCTTTCTTGAGGTATGTCACATCCTCGCCCATTTTGTCGTAGAGCGACTTACTGAGCTTGCTGTCCGTCTGAATAGCTCTCACAACTGCCGCCTGATCTATCGGCATGATGATTGGAATACCTGTCTTTTGCAGGTCATACATGACGCCTGTGTATCCGTCTCTGTAGCACTTCGTCAGGTAGTCAGACACAGTTGCATATGAGTTAGACTGCAGGTTACTCAGAACACCCTCAAGCTGCGCTTTCAAAGCCTCCTGATACTGTTTCTGATAGATGATGCTCTGCAGATTCTCCATATCAGTTCGTTCTGAAAGCTCTCTTATCTTCTGCTCACAATCTCTCAATGCCCGCTGATATACCTGTTTGAGTTCTTTGATTGCCTGCTTTTCTCTATTTAGTTGTGCATGTGCAACCTGCTTTTGTGCTTTATTCATATGTTAACTCTCTTCTGATTTTGGTAGCTCTATTGCTATTTTCCAAATTGAACTTGTATTGCCTGGAATGAAATACTCTTGGTCATTTATAATAAAACTTTCACCAGAAGCACCTGATGCAACATCTGGCCCAGCTAATATATAGTATGCTGATGGAATAGCGAGATACCCTGCAGGATACACATATTGAGCAAGACTTACCACGTCATGTATGTTGCTAGCCTGACTCCAAGCCTGAGCATAATAAGATGTCTCGTCTACATCAGAATAAATGATGTACCTAGCAGAAGTGAATGACATATAAACTATTCTATCTTCATTTGTTTTTAGATCTTTTGCAGGCAATACGATATGTAATAGATCAGTAATGTTAGATCCCTCACTGAATATTCCAATTCCGAATACCACTCCTTCTTTGCATGATACAAAATGCAAAAATGCATTAGCCGCACCACTATTGGCTGATCTAGTCAAACTCATGTTATACGAATAATAATATGAAGATGCGGACGGAGTAACCCCCTGAATCACAGTTGTCATAATCAGATTAGCTCCAGAAAGACTAAACTTAAAACCTGTTGTGTTGTGCTCATCATCTCCCATGTATAATATCCACGTAGTGTTAGACTCTACAATATTTAGTTTCATGCCAAGGGCTGCCGCAATCTCCTGCATTTTTGCGTCATTTACGTCCGCATTGTAAAACGTTGAATCCGCCTCTTTTTTTCCCAGTCTTATTCTTTGTACAGTATATCCCATCAACTAACCTCCGTTTCTGTTGGCAGTACGCCATATATATTTGTTGCATATCCATAAGGATGTGTGTAAGGTGATGTATTGACGATCATACCAAAATTTCCGCCGCTTGGTATTTTTCGTATGTGCTCTGCCATTGTGTCAAATGTATCTGTCGCCTCTGTGTTTACCCCCTTTTCAGTGATAGCGCTGGCGACCTTTGACTTGCCATCACTGACAGATTTTTTTACTTCTTCCATCTCCTTGTAAAGCTGCCCTGCAAGATCTGTCATATACCGCTCTTCAATCTCACTCTCAACTGCTTCACAGCCCTCAAGAACCTTCATTCTTGTGAGCTTGGTGTTGATCTCGTTGATGATGTTACCCTCACTATCAAGCTTCTTGAAGCATACAGTGAAGCCGACATTGCCCGGCACTGTACATGCAGTAGCACCAACAAGCCAATCAAAGGTTATAATGCTTGCATCATCAGAGAGTGTATAATTCTCTATAAAATACACATCTTTCTGCTCTTCTTCATTCACATAGTTGATTGATATCTGATATTCAGTGAGATCTATGCCCTTATACGTTGCCGGCACTTCAAATGTCAGCCGGTTTACATCTTTGTCATGATATACACCGATGACCTCGCCAGCCGGCATCTTCACCGCTCTTGTATCTAAATCTATCTTGTATCTTTTATTTTCCATCTGCTCCACCTCCGTTCTCGACATCTGTATTGATGTTATCAAGCACCTTCTGAGCCTCTTCCGTGTTCTCCTCCTCATTCTTAGGCAGCTTGTCCTTGATCTCGCCATAATCAATATCAAGCCAGTCACAGATAGCTTTGATAATCGTCTCATCATCAAACATGCTTGCAACATTGAGTATTGTATTGATCTCTGTCTGCCTTACCTGAGCCTCTGTAAGCTCTATCTGTGCATTTTCCTGAGCGTTGCTCATTATCTCGTGAGCGAACTCAAAATAAACATCCTCAGCCTTGTATGCCTTATTCTCAGCCTTATTTATCTCGTCAACAACTATCTCTACTATCTTCCTCAAGAACTTTCTAAGAGCTTTCTCTATCTTTTTTGCCTTAAGGTCAAGCAATGAGTAGGCCGCCTTAATGGCTATATTCGTAGTTGCTGATGTGTCCTTGAGTCCGGCAGTATTCAGCCCCATGCCGAACCTGTATATATTCTTTTCATCAAGCTCCAGTTTTGCCTGTCGTGCCTGATATGGGACGTCAACAGTCTTGACATCTACGTCACCATCCTCACCTATACCTATGATCTTCTTTGTTTTGAGGTTTGTCTGAAGCTCATTCAGGTTGTCTCCCTGAAAGCCTTTGATAGCATATAGTGGGGAATCAAAGTCTATGAGGTTGTTTGACAGGCTTGAGGCCATCAGGTCATAGTCATCTATGAGTGGCTTTACAGGCTTAAGGCTTGAGAACTGCTTCTTGTTGTTATCCAGCCGGAAGAATGGAATATAGCCAAATCCATCAAAGTAGGTGGCCTTATCTCCATTATTCTTTGTGTAAAGTACATGAGGCTTTGGGTTGATTGGTTCAGTATCATCTAACACCACCGCCCCATTATCAACCTGGACATAATAATATGTCTGCTTATCATCCCAGACCTGTATTCTCTCAATAGTCTTGTGTCCCTTATCTATCCTGTCCGTATAGTGGTATATCGTGTATGCACAGCCATCATCCGTATCCTTGGCTCTGACCTCAATAACTCCGATACTGTCAGCATCGGCAAATGACATCATATCTTTGGCATTCTTGTATGCGTACATATACGCAAAGCCTTTGACCTGCATATCTGTGATAGTGTCAGAAAGCTCAGACATGAACTCATCATTGTTGTTGAAATACTTGTCCATGTGTTTCTGCAACTCAGGATCATTTGATTTAACTATCTTATCCCCTGAGAGGATATACTGAGTGCATTGGTCAACCAGCTCTGTGAAGAATGGATGTGGTATCTTCACGTTGCTTCTGGTCTTGTCCTCTACCAGTTCGCCGTCCGCATTGTAATAGAACAATCTATACTTATTTATGTCATGATCGCCGTCATAGTATCTTTCGCCTGTCCGGGCGAACTGCTTCTTTTCTGATGTGCGGTCACTGTCTATCAATTTTTTTATCTCGTCAGGGGTTAGCATTCTTCCATCTCCTTCATGTCAATTTAAAACAGCCATGAACGAGGCTTACGCCATCCCTCAATGCCGTACCTAAGAGCTGCCATTGCATCGTCCATCACCGGTACAGGCTCATCAAGATATTCGCCTGTCTTTTCATCTTTTTTCCATTTCCACTGTTGTAGCTCCTTGATAGTATTCACGCAATGAGGAGCAACATATATTCTTCGTCGTATAATGTGATTCTTATCGACCACACCTTTGAGCCAGTCTATCTGAGCCTTGACAGATCCAGCAGAACCGCCCTTGTCAACGCCCTTTGCACGATAACCAGCACCCTTCCATGTTTTGATCCTGTCTGGTTCTGCGGAATCACACCACATTGTCTTATTCGTTGGTATAGCATGTTGAATCGCCAGTGGAATAATCTCCGCCGTCTCTTTCTCATGCACATATATCTCATCTAGGATGTATATATCATCATCCTTGATACCCAGAAGGAGGATGGCATTGGCATGGTTGAATCCAAAGTCTTGTCCTATTGCTATATCGTCATAGTCATTAAGGTTCTGAGATACCTCAGCAACTTCCCAGTTGTGCAGGATGAGGCCGCCTATCTCACCCCATTCACCCAAGCCATATATCTTGTAACCTTCCGGATCTACTTCCTTTCTACGCTCCATACGGCGGTGATATGCCGCATCGATGAAACGATTCCCCAGGTATGTACTGTGATGCGTCAGTACATCGGGATCGTATCTATCAAAAAAGACCTTCTTTATCCAGTGATTCTTATTTACTGGATTGAAGGTCATTCTTATCTGGTAAAACTGCCCTGGTGGTAGCTCTCCACGCAATCTATCATCTATAATTTCCAGATCTGCCTGTGTAAACTCTGTTGCTTCCTCAAGCCATACGTCCGTGAGCTTTCCCCTTGGGAATGTGATTGATTTCAGCTTTTCACGCTGCCTGTCATCATTCATACCACGGAAAATGATCTGGTTTCCATTGCTTTTGCATGTGAGAACCAGAGGACTTCTGTTGATTTTCCAATAATTATCAACCTTATCTCCAAATATCTTATAAAGAGAGCCGGTCAGTTCAGCAAATGTACTGTCTCGGTTGGTAATATCGGATTTTCGCATCGCAACAAGGTTTCTGCCCTTGTCCTGCATCAGCCTCAGTATGTAATTCTGTGCCGTATCAACACTCTTCCCTGATCCGGCAGAGCCTTTCATCACGATATATCGCTTCTTGCTCCGGTCTACTTCTTTGAATCCGGGGTTTGCTTTTACTTCAACATTCAATCAGCACCACCACCGCCGGTATCGTCATCATCGCCATAGTTGATGTTAATGTTGAGGTCCATATCTACATCAGCCTCCACCTTATCGGTATATAAGCCATATGCTTTACCAAGGAGCTCCGCTGCCTTATTGGCATCCGACAGCCTTGCTGGTATCTCCACGATCTGTGGTGTCTCTTTCTTGACTGTCTGTTTTCTCATTGTGCCGTTATCGTCTGGAGCATACATCGAACGTTCTTCACTGGTCGTTACAACAATGCATTCTTTCTTTTCTCGTCTCATGGTTGCTGTGAGGTACTTTAGAACCTCATTCTGATCGGCAATTAAGGCTTTTTCTTTCTCGGCAAGTCGATTGTCTATATATTCTCTAATGTCATGTTTTGACATGTTCAAATCCGCAATCTGTCTTGCACTTCTCTTTGAATACCCTGCCCTTATAGCTGCCTGTGTGGCATTAAGGTCAATCAAGTATTCATCACAGAATCTCTGCTGTTTAGCTGTAAGTTTAGCCATAATGTCACACCTTCTCTCTATTACTTCTGTTTCTTTCTCACTCTCTTCAGGATCACAATCTTGTACAGCGGTTTACATACATTCTTTACCTCTCCACCCCAATTTATAGTTGGCTGAAATTTGTATATCTTAGTGCACTTAACCATCACCTTTATCATGGCTATTGGTAAAGCCAGCCTGCCAAGTATCGGATGTATGTATTCAAAACTATATTCAGGTCTCACGACCTCAAACCTTTTAATCTTACTCATATCTCACCTCAAACCTCACCTCAAACAAATAGCCCAGTGGGGGAGAGAATCAATAACGGCATTTTCACATTTTACGATTTAGGAGTTTACATTTTAACCACTGGGCATAAGAAAAGGGACACAACCGAAATGGCAAACGGTCATGTCCCTTATGAATCAATATAATTTTACCATTGCAGTATACCACGTTTACAATGTGCTATGTTGTGCTAAAGTGTGCTTTTTTGTGCTAAAGTGTGTCGACTTTCTCATTTAAGCACGCTCTTTCAAACTCCAACAAGGCATATCCATGAGCATGCCTTGTCCGATCATATGAATACCCAATTTCTTTTGCTATAGTCTTTAAGGTCTTAAATTCTATATACTTCTTAAATAAGATCTTCATGTATGTTATGTCATCAAGCATATGTATCTGTCCTATCACCTTATGCTTGAGCTCCGTGAACCTCTCTATGTCCTCATGAATCTCATTTTCAAGGTCAACATACTTTGCCACCTTATTGCTCATAGAATCAGCTTTAGTGCTTGTCTGCACTTTCTCAGCTGAATAATCGAATGCCCCTGTACAGGTTGCATCTTCCCTGAGTCCTGCAAGCTCTATCTTCTTCTGCCTGATCTTCACATCAAGAAGCTCCACCTGTTTCAAATACTCTTTCGCTTTCACCGCCTCACCTCCTACTTGTTCTCCCGGATAGTGAACTCCAAGCCTGTTTCTTCTTTCAACGTTTCTATCAAATCATCCCATATGATATCCCCATCACATATAGCCTCTGTCTTTGAATTAAATCTTTCACAGAACCTATCAAGCCTCTTCTGTCCAAAATCGAACTCATCACGTAAGACCATACAGGACATAATCAGAATTGTGTCTATCGTATTTAACTTGATCTTATATACTGACTCATCAAGCTGCTTCTGGTTGACCTCAAGCGGAACAAACATGGCTCCTCTGGTCTTGAGTTCTTTTTCTGCTGATTCCATGCCCTGTGTCTTGATGACATTCATCAGCCATGCAGCACCCGCCATTCTTGCTTCGTGTAGTTTTCTATCTGATTTTGCCATCCTCTCACTCCTTCCGGGTAAATCTGTTCATCAAGTGATTATATGGATCTACCTGAGTCTTAAACCCTATCTGTCTTTCTCCAAGCGGATCATTGAGCTGTGCCCCTTCAAGAAAGTTACAGAGTTCCTCTATGCAATCCGGACATAAATCCTTTGTTTCTACTGCATCATCGAACACATCAACCACCCTTGCCCTTATTGCTGCTCCGTGTTCAAATGGCAGGTCATAGAACCCGCCGCATCTATCGCATTTGCCTGCATATGCCATTATGTATCACTCTCCTTTATCTCAATTCTGGATTATCAAATATATTTCCGATTACTTCCCATTCGTCACTACATCTCAGGTAAAACAAAGGAGTCATCATCTCTTTTGTAGCTATAATTCCTTTTATCCAAGAGACATAATCATCTTTTATAATACCAACGCCATCCTTATCTTCTGGATTATAATATTTACAAATATCATTTTCCCAAATCAACTTGCCATTTTTATCTTTCAAGCCTGTGCATTGACAGATAGTATCTGGTCGCACTTCAAATGCAAATGGCGAACCTGCTTTATTGCTGATATACCATTTATCATTTTTGCAATGCAAAAATCCTGCAACCCACTCTCCATTACAAATTTTCGCCTTGAATAGACATCTATCTTTCATCCACTCCACCTCTCTTCACGATCTCCACAGCATCATCAAAATTAACCACCAGCTCTCCGCCCATGCCCTGATTGCCGTACCTTTCAAATGACTTGTCCTGCAGCTCTGAAACAGCCTTGTCCACATCGTAGACTGTTGGATGCTCCTCAATAAGTTTTTTTGCCTCAATTCTCATTGATTTCTCTGACTTACGTTTCTCTAGTCCTTGTTTCTCAAGTGCCTTTATCGCCATATCAAATGCCTTTCCGGTATCATTCACATAGGCATAATGTGAATATCTATAATCTGTTGTTCCCTTTAATTTGGCTATTGCTTCTCTCTCTTCCATATTCCCACACTCCTATCTTCTCAGCCTTGCCACAGCCGCGTTCCACTCGTTTATGAATTTAAGCACCCAGGTAGCTGGGTATGTGCTTACAGCATACTGTTTTGAGATAGCAACTGCTCTTGCCCAGTTCGGATCCTGTTTGATCTCGTCTGAAATCTGTGCCATCCTTACACCTCCACTTCATCATCTGCCGGAAACCGGAACACCTTCGGTGGTGTGAAACAGAATGCCTGCTGATAGCCACTACCCTGTAGGATTCCAGGACCGCCTTCACACGATATGTAACTTCCATACAGTTTTATCATATCTTCCAGCACTTTCTCTGCCTTTTCCCTAGAACTATATTTAGCCATAATTGCAGATTCTTCTGAATTGTTATCCCAACTGTATATTATTCTTGTTCCTTCACTCTCATCATGTATAGCGATAGTTCCATTTTCATACTCAGCATCTATATAGCTCCAGCCTTTCTGACTAATTAACCTCATTACACGCCCTCCTGTTCCATGCTTTAACTTCTTTTCTCTCTGCGGCATTAATTATAAGAACCCGCCCATGTTCCACCGCTTCTTCCGTGACAATTACAACAAATAATCTGTGCCCAAAATCCTTTATTTTCACCAGGTATACGCTCGTAATCCAATTCTGATTTCCCACCGCAAAACGGACAAGGCTTTAATTTTTCGTTCACTTTTCATCACTCCAATCTAATTTTTGCCCACAGCTTGGGCAAAACGTTATTACGTCAAATTTACTTCGAAATGGTTCACGTTCAGGCTGCGATTTTTTACATTTAGGGCACGATGGGAAGGCAAACGGAATATTCGGTGTTAAACGAATCATTTCAACTGCTACTCTTCTCTGTTTATCACACATGTTTTTAATTTCCCTAGCAAGTTCTGATTTAGGGAATATTATTATCATGTTGTTTTTTCTTTCAGCCGAGCTGATCAAATCATATATTTCTTCTGCTGTCATATCTCTCCACCCCACTCGGGCACATGATAATCTGTGCCAACTCTGTATCACTGAGCGACCGGATGTAGTCGCCGTTTGTCATCGGTTCATAGTTGTCCACAGCGTTCTTAGTACAGTGTGCGCATGGTTCCTGTGTCTCGTCCATGGCTCTGTATTTGCAGTTTTCGCAGCCTCCTGCTCTCTCTGGTACTATCTCCATCGTATTTCCCCCTTCCTGATCATCTCTCTTATGTCTGTGTTGCTGAAGCTCTCATGGTAGCCCTGTTCGCTTTGCATCAGCACATGGTGCTCATATACCTTGATGATTGTCCAGCACTTCCAAACTCTCACCGGGACATTCTCCTCTTTTCCGTTCTTTGTGAGGATCTTCACCACCCGCCCCGGTCGGCATATGATGTTGAACGTGGCATCTATCTCAAATTCTGTCATGTGTCTCCTCCTTATCCATATTTTTGCGCAAAAAAATACCAACCATTAAATAATGATGGTTGGTATTTTTATCATTTATTTTATTTCTGTAGATTTCCCAAATTCAAACTCACCCTTCTTTATGCTATCATTCTTTTTATAATAAATTTGTTCATATAATTTACTAGAATTGTTATGTTCATTACTGCAATATATAGATAACTTTAAATTTGTATGTTCATCCTCTGTCCACAAATTTTCTAAAGCCTTAGGTAAAATAAATCTAACCGCATATGTAGCATTAGTATCTTTCTTATCATAAGGTGCAATTATTTGTATCTTTTTGTACGGAATATCTAAATTGATAGCATTTAGTATATTTCCTCCGTTGCCATTATATACCGTTATTAACTGCGCTTGTATAAAAACATTTGTAACATAAAACTTTGATAAGTTCACTATTTTTACCCTATATTCATCTTTATCATTTTTTGCAATTTTGTCTGATATAATTATTTTAGGACTTTTGTTCCAATAATAAAAATTCATAAAAACAGATGATATAACACCTGAAATTACACCTGATACAATACTCATAAAAAATGCCATATAGCTCCCCCCCTAGTTATATAAAATTTATTAATATTGTATCATTCCAACCATCATTATTCAATTATCAATGTGCTACTATTCTGCTCATATGTTTAATGAACTGATCAACTTCAAAGTGTTTGTGCTTGGTTTCCATGATTTGATGTAATCAACAGCCTCCTCAAACCTGAGACTAGGTGTATTAGCCCTTGCATTTACATTGAAATAGTCTTTGTAATCCCTGCCAATCTCTGCAAATACTTTCTTTGATAACTCTTCGTAGGCGCATGTATTTTTTCCACCGAGCCATGTTACTACTGTAGATGACATAAGATCTGTAAGGGTTTTCTGCTGGCTATAATCTATTGTCATTGTGTTTTCCAGCTTTGATACCCTGTCAGATACATCATCTATCATTCCAAGTTGGAGCCGCATCATCTCCTGTGAGGTAAGTGGTTTCTGGTATCCACCTGTCTTACGAATTGATGGAAGCACCTCACTTGTCACCCACTTCTTGAACTTCTTGGCATTTGGGAGTTTACTCGATAAGATGAGGCTATACAAACCTGATTCATTGATTATTGCCATTGTCTGAGTTCCTCCAGGGGTGACAATTTTTGTCACCCCTTTGTCGTCATCATCAATATAATCTCTCAAAGCCCTCTGTGGATTACTATGTCCTAGTATCTCCGCCACATCTTTCCCTACAAACCAAGGCTCACCATCTTTTACTACTGTTCTTATCTCTCCAAACTCTTTATTCTCAAATATCTTCAAATCGTTCATTCCATACCTCCTCTATCTATACAAAACACAACTGTCCGTTCTCTTCTTCGCCTATCCTCATGTTTGGCATCCTTTTTCTTACACAAAGCTCTGGAAGATTCGACCTCACCATCGCCGCCGGTATAGGTGGACAGACTGCATTTCCACATCTCTTGACCTGTTCACTTCTTGAATATGTCTTACCTGTGTTGTCATGATCTATGATGTAATCATCCGGGAACCCTTGGCACCCATATAACTCCTTTGGCTCAAGCATTCTGAGACCAATGTCCACTATCTGATACTCAACACCTTGGATTGTTACAAGGCCGAACCGGTCTCTTGATGTCACTGTATCAAGCGGCTGTTCTATATCCTGCCCTGTACCCTCTCCGTAGTATTTAATCAAGAATGCTCTGACCTCTCCAAAATGCCCGGCTGATGTTGTCACTGTATGCAGCGGTTCTCTCTCATCCTGTCCTATCCCTGTCTTGTAAAACTTGCTAAGGAACGAAGTCACAAGGCCATATCTGTTTGAACTGTCCACTGTCATGATCGGATTCTCTATGCCTTGACCCCGCACCTCGTCTGAATTGGTCTCCGAATGATATTGAATAAGTGTAGGACTTATTAGACAGTGCTCATTCTTGCTGACAATAGTTGTAAGTGGTTCTCTCACATCTTTGCTACGATCTGCAGAGAATCCAGTCTGACCTATCTGAACCATATATGGTTCTACAACTCCATATCCGTGCTTCCCTGTAATCGTCGGCATTGGATCTCTTATGTCCTGTGGCTTTCTATCGCCGCCGTGATTGCACTGAATGATGAACGGCTCTGGATTATCCAGAACGAACTTCTTCAGCCCTCTTGCAATCCTCTGCATAGTCTTTGGCGCAAGTGGCCTCACCGCCCGAATGCCGTACTTCTCCTTGATTTCCTCTGATGTATCAAAGATACTCGGACAAGGTAAGCTGAAATCAAGCTGTGTATATGCTCCAACATAAGGCTTGAGCCGTCCCTCCTTGACCTCTTTGCTGTCCGCCGGTGCATGTGTAGGCTTTGGCCACATGATAGGTACACCATCACACCTTGCGATCATGAAGAACCTTTTTCTCTTGGTCGGTGCTCCGTAGTCTGCCGCCACAAGTTCTCTGAACTGTACCTCATATCCCAGCTCATTGAGCTGCTTTACAAATTGCCTGAATGTATCTCCTTGCTTTGCCCTTATCGGATGATGTCCTCTGTTGAGCGGTCCCCATGTCTTGAACTCTTCAACGTTCTCCAGCATGATCACTCTCGGTCTCACAAGAGCCGCCCATCTGCAAGCTACCCATGCAAGCCCTCTGATGTTCTTATCCTTTGGTTTGCCACCCTTGGCCTTTGAAAAATGCTTGCAGTCTGGTGAGAACCAGGCAAGAGCTACCGGGTGTCCCTCACAGGCTTTCACAGGGTCAACCGCCCACACGTTCTCACAATAGTGCTTTGTGTTTGGATGGTTGACCTTATGCATCCTTATGGCTTCAGGGTCATGGTTGATAGCTATATCAACACTGTATCCTGTTGCCATCTCAATTCCTGTTGATGCTCCACCACCTCCGGCAAAGTTATCAACGATAAGCTCTCCGTTTATCATGGCAGCACCTCCGGGTAATCATATATACTCAGCTGTACCGCCGGTACATCTTCCCATGGCACTCCGATATAGTCTAGGACTCTTCCCCAGCCGAATTTCTCTCCAGTCTCTGGATCCGTGCAGCATCGATACATGTAGAACTCCCATTCCTTTGGATTTCTCTCTCTGAGTCTATCAAACCTGTGTGGTCGTTCTTCCATATGGATTCCAAAGCCACACATGCTGCAACCTGTACGCTGCGCTCCTGTCGTTCTGAGATTGCCGTGTCCATCATCCTGTATTTGTCCATATATAGCCGGTATGATCGCTTCAACCGGCTCGTAAGGTATTGTGTTGCCAGCCTTATCCTTACTGTATGGCTGCTCATAATAAAGCTTTGCAAACACATCTGTATGTGCGTGATACCAAGTGTCCATCTCCTGAGCAAGTCTCAATATGTCATTTCTGAGGTATGGTGCAAATGGTGCTGATCTCATTACTGTCTTGCCATAGTAATTGCATCCATGGTCTGTGAGAGCTTCTTCTCTCTGTCCACCCTCAGATGCCATCATGCCAAGGAACGGATAGCTTGAATGAGCCTTAGCCCAGTCATCGCATGGCTTCTCTTTCAGCCAATAGCAACAATCATTTGACACCTTGAAATTCGGCTTGTAATACATGACACCTTCATTCTCGTTCTCATATCCACCGAATAGATTGAGCCACTTCTGCGGCAGCTTCATGCGGCTGTTCTTCTGGAAGTGTCCAAGCTCTCCACATTCGCCTGTGATTATTGCATGTCGAACTGTCTTATTGTTTTCAGTCGGATTCTGAAGCAGCGCTATCTTTCCCGCTATTCTCTTGCTGATAACCGGGAACCCAACTTCATTGAGTACCTCAACTTTTGTCTTGAGCGGGTTCAGGATTGTCACTCCAAGAGCTTTATGTACCCGCTGTATACTCTTATCTTCCAGAGATGAAACCGAGACCGCTGGAACATTGATCCCTATCGACTTCAGGAATACGTGTAATGTAATACTGTCAAGACCGCCAACACTCACATGAGCCGTTTTGTCTCGTATCCGCATCTGCTCCATGAACTCTTCAGCTCTAAGTCTGGATCGCCGCACCTTAACTTCATACGGCTGGCTCTGGAGCATTATCATCTTCTCCCTGGCTTCTTTCTTGCGCTTCTTGTATTCCTCTAAGCCCTCGTCCGGGCTGTCAAGTTCGCCGTCCTCTCCAAAAATTCTCGTTATTAAGTCTTCGTTCATTCACTTCTCAGGAACCCGCTATAGCATTACCCCGGCCGGAGGTTCGGCTCCTTTCGTGTGTTATTTATTATTCAGCTCATCAGCCAGCATCTTCTCAAGCTGTCCAAGCTGCTCAGAATGATCTGTCTGTTTGAAGTTTGCAAATCCATTTGGATTCACGTTCCGTGGCTGTCCTCGGCTCTTACCGTCATCCTCAAGCGGATATACTGATTTCCAGCCACGCATAATAGACTGATTGATTATTTTTATCTGCTCATTCTTATCGTGTGATAGACTGTTGAGCCTGTTTATAGTCAATGTGATTGCTCTATCGGTCATGGGACTCTTGATACCCTTACGAAACTTTATGTATTCATGAATAGCCTCGTCCAGTTCTGGAACATCACTATACTTGACCGGTTCAGACTTCTTACGTGGTTTCTCCACCTCCGCATGTGTGCACGCACGTGCCTTAGTAGGAGTATGTATATACTCCTCATTATCACTATCATTATCATATTCATTATCATTATCGGCTTTTTGGGGTTCGGTTGGGTTTTCCTCGGTTTCAGAAATAACCGTTCGGTTTTCAGAAAAACCATTCGGTTTATTTGGGTTTTCCTCGGTTTCAGAAATAACCGTTTCCTTTGTAGGTCTACCACCCTTTTTGCCGTTGGATTTATTACGCTCACATTTCTCCTCATATTTGGAGTTGTCCTTGTCCATACGTGCCTTAATAAAAGAGAAACACATGGCAAGCGCACTACCTTTTGGGAGATCCGGAACTTCGCCTGTCTCCTGGTAGTCCATCAGAGCAAACATTAACTCACCAACCTGCTCCGGTGGCAACATCGACAAATGCTCTCTATATTCGGTATAAAAGACAAAGCTCCCTTTATTTCCCATGTGGCTCACACCTCCTTGATTCGTATTCCGTATTTATAAAGCATCAACTTACGCTTAATGATGTATTCCTTTGTTCTCATGCCCTTTGTATCCTCAACAACCATTTCAAATCCATCCCAGTAAACGAAGTCTGCTATGTATGAGCACTTACGCTCTAGGAGCTTTCCCGGTTTGAATCTGCCCTTGTTGGGTCCTTTTTCATATATCTCATTCGTGTGTTCTCTCTGAGCTGGTATAAGCTCAAATTCTCTCTGAAGCTGCAAGCCTGTTATCTTGCCAGCTTTCTCAAGCAATTTCAGCTCTGTATATCTCTGAGCTGAAATTGCCTGCTGTCAAATGTGATGCCGTCTACAACAACCTTCCTGTTGCCGTATTTAGCTCGTGATCTGTTCCAAGCCATTGTTACTCCTTTCTCCCTGTCACCCAAATGAGTGACAGGGATATATGCTTAAACCTCTGCGTTACTGTGTGATGTATTAACGCATGTCATGAACTCTACTTGAAACTTCCGAACAGTGCCGCTTCTGCAGCGTTCATCTGCTGTGGCTCTGTCTGTGGATTCTCTGTCGGTGTCGGCTGTGGATCCTGAACACTGTTCTGTGTATTCTGAGCATTATTCTGAGTATCCTGTGGCTCTGCCTGTGGAGCCTGTGCTTCTGGTTCATTTATCTCTGTTGCTGTGGCTTCCACATACTCATCATTGTCATTCTCAACGTATGTAGGATGTCCCTCAGCGTCCAAGGTTGCCATGTCGCCCTCAAATGCCTTCTGGAGTTCTATGCTCATTACTCCCCACTTGCTGATCAGCTGTCGGAGCATTGTCTTGTAAGCCATGCCATCAAAATTCTTATACCAGAACGATGAATACATCCAGGAATCACGAGGATCATAGTTACCGGCTTCATAGTCAGCATATGATACTCTCTGCTTCTCTCCGTACTTTGTCTTGATCTTTCCAGCATCCTTATAAAATGCCTGTGAATACTTGTCTGCATGAGCAAGCATCTGAGCCTTGCTCCAGTACATCGTCTTTCTGAATCCATTAACAAGCTCAAACATTGCATAGTAGCCGATTGTCTCAGCCTCTTCACGCTTGTCCCAGTCATCTACCATGAGATTAACCTTGATGTCCTCGTTGAGTGGGTCGAAGTATTCCAACTCCCCTTCCTTGATTGCGACAACATTCAGTCTCTTATACTGACCAGAACGGATAGCCAGCTGAATATATCCCTTATATCCCATCTGGAACTGAGCTTCCTTGACACCAGTCTTTGTATTGTTGAATGGGACCATGTAATAGTGTCCGAGCTGTGGGGATGGTGAAAGCTGTAAGCTCTCGCCGAGAAGTGCAGCTGAAAGAATCGACTGATTCGTGCACTCCTGAAGTGTAGGGTTGGTATTATATGCTGATACGATAGCAGATATAAACCTCTGTCCATTCTTTCCACCAACCACCTTGTTGATCTGATTCTTGATTGCATCTTTTGTAAGATACTCTGTAATTCCCAGATTCTGCTGTGCTTTACTTTTTGCTACCAAACTGTTATTTACTGCCATTTTCTCTTACCTCCGCTAACTCGGTTGCCAATTCTAAAATATCAATCTTGCTGTTATTCTGCTTTGCATTCTCTACAGCCTTGTCTATAAACTGATTTGCCACATCTGTTCCAAAATCTTCTTCAACGATAGATCGCACTCCGCTTATGGCTGTTATCATTTCAGCGATCAGCATTATTGTTGACCCTTCCAACTGTACTGAACCTTTATTTAATACAATCATCTTGATCCTCCTAATGCATAATCATATCTTCTAACATCTTGCGCAGTACCTCTTTCAGAGCCTGTGGCATTTCCCTTATGTTGTCCTTGTTTATATTGGCTTTTGGCAATATCTTAAATAAAACATCATCTATGAGGTCACTCATAATCTCGTTAATGTCTCCCTCAGCTTTGGATGCTTCCATTGCTCTGCTTATCATTTCTTCTGTAGCAACCTCTCCATATCTTTTAGCAAGCGACTCTCTTAAACTCTTCATTGCAAGTGCTAATTCTGATATAAGCACAGGTGTTGTTCCTCTCATTGATACTGATCCCATTTCTGACTTAATCATCTTGTTACCTCCTACTTAATCGCTCTAAATGTTATATTTCTGCTCTGGAAGAACTCTCTCAAGGCTGCTGCATCATCCGTTGTAAGTTCAACCTCAAACTTGACTACCATCTTCTGTGGTTCCGGCTGTGATTCCTCTACTGGTGCTGGCTGTGCATCCTCAGGTGGTGTCATAGCCTGTGCCATTGCGGCTCTCTGCTCCTCGGCAGCTCTCTCCTGTGCCTTGCATTCTTCTTCAGCCTTTCGTCTTGCCTCTTCTGCTGCTTTTCGTGCCTCTTCTGCAGCCTTTCTCCTTGCCTCAGCTTCTGCCTTTGCCTTGGCAATCTCTGACATCCTCTTAGCCTCTGAGATGGCCTTGTTGATGTCTAATGTCTCCTTGAATACCTCTGTAGCCTCAAATCCGAACTCCGGGAGCTGACTGAGTGTAAGCACTCCGTTGCCGATCTCATACATCTTTGACCTCATCTGATCTTCGATACTCTTCATTGATACCGAAGCATTCAACCACTTCGGATCCCAGATCTTCTCCAACGTGACAAAATTCTGGAAACCTATCTGAGAGAACAGCACTTCAATGGCTTTCTGCTTTTCGGCCTTGCGTTTCTCATCGTATGCCTTGACCTGTTCATCTATCACCGCTATAGGCTTGTCTATAATGCCTATGATTTCGTTGATCTGAGCCTTAAACACATTAAACGGCTGCATGTATTCTTTCTCTCTTCTGATGCGCTCATCATTGAGGGCTCTCTTCAGCTTGTTCAGATTGGCCTTGTCTGCCTTTGCGTCCTTGATCTGGTCATCTGTGTAGACAAGCGTCTCATAAAATGAGACCTTAGATGTAAGCTCAGCCTTGAGCTCCTCATAGTTAAAATCAATCTTCTCTGGTATCGCTACCTCATTAACTCTTAATTCCATGTAAACCTCCTAATTCAGCACCAGCTCCATCTGGTGACTCTCCTTGTTCTCTCGCACCATTGCCATGATGCGTGCTGTCTGTCGCTGTCTCTCTTCCTCGCAGTCACAGTGTTCGCCCGGGTCCAGGCAAGCACCGCACTGTGGACATTCGTTGTAATACATTGCATCTCTCCTATATCTCTGGGAGTATCAGTGGTGGCTCTTTCTTTGCCTGTACCTGCTCCCAGAACTTACTTTCATCCTCTGCAAGTCTCTGTATACCCTCTTCGACTCCATCATCTGACCGTTTCACTCTGTAATGCATTGTTGTCTTGACCATCACAGGATCTCCATTCTTATCAGTGAGCCTTGTATTGAGCTGTCCTACCAGCATCACGAAGTCATACTCTGTGACCATCAAATAGTGAAGTATCTGTGCATAATAGTTCTGCGGCAAGCTCGGATCATATGGTGTGCCCCATTTCTTTTTCTGGCTTGCCGACTGGATCTCTGTTGTTTTGATCTCCAGTATTCCTTTGCATCCTGTGTCCTTTTCAACAAGCCATCCATCAAGGCTTGCGTGAGCCCACGGATAGCGGTCATTGAACCAGATGTTATTCTCCTCATACATGACCTCAAACTCTGGATAATCCAGAGCAAACAAGGCTCTAAGAAGTGGTTCTGCGGCTACTCCATAGCGGACACAATCCTTATCGGATATATCCACCGGCGGCAGATTGTTGACTTTCTCCCGCCACAGGCTGACATTATCTCTCCAAGGGTTCATTCCTACTATCGCCGAGGCATCAGACCCGCCTATCTTGGTTCTTGCCTTAAGCCATTCTTCGTGGCTTCCAAGCACTTTCATCTCAACCATGTTCTATTCCTCTCTGGCATCTTCAATGCTGTTCATAAGTTCAAGCACGCCATAAAGTCCCAGCTCCGTAAACACGGTTCCAAGCAAGTACGCCACCAATCCTACCGCCGGCAGTGCAAGCAGCACTTCTACGTTGAATAAGATGTTGTAGGCCAACAGCAAAAATAAAATAGTCATTATTACAAGACTCACGGCCTTGACAGCCTTTGTGTCTAAGTTCTTCCTCTTCATTGCTTTTCTTCCCCTTTTCTGCTATGATTTTCTTGAGTTATTTTTTATTTGCACCGGCGGAACTGCAATTCCAAAGGTGCTTTTTTCGTGTTACCTCATATCTGATGTCATCTCACCCCATCCAATAGCTTTTGCAACTTTTCCGGGGTCAAATGGTGGTACTCTGTAGCCCTTATCAAGCTCTTTCTTATATCTCAGATAGTCAACCAATGCTAAGTAGTTCACCCATGTCACACCAGCTCCATCCAAGATTGTGTATGGTCCATATCTGCCATTCTGAACATATCTATCCAGATCAGATATTCTACGGCTTGCAGTGCTCTGAGATATGTTAAACATCTGCATCATCTGAGCCTTACTGACATAAGGTGATGCTTTTATGTAACTTATACCTGTCACCTGCAGGCCTGCTGTTGCTCTGCTCATTGCTCTCATCTCCTTTCCTGTGATATGCGCCGTCATCATAACAGTCTTATTAAGATTACTGTAGCTATGCCTATGGCTGCTCCTATCAGTCCCATCACTGCGGGTCTGATATAATCGCACCAAAGATCTTCCATGAAGTACGGCTCCTTGAGCTTTGCTTTTATCTTCTTTATCATGCCTCTCCTTTCTTATTTTTCTTTATTCCTCCATGTGTTATAATCACTCTAACAAAAGGATTTATTTACAAGGAGGGATTTTATGGCACCTATAGTTGTTGCAATCATTTCAGTAGTTGGATCATTTGTTGTAGTCTATCTAACAGCAATAAAGGAATTATTTACACAGAAGTATCAAATTCGCCGAGAACAGCTTGATAACTTCTATATACCTTTCTATCAGTTCTATTGCCGTGGACTTCTGCTCTATAACAAACTCAGTAAACTTGGTCCTGAGGCAAGAGGTAATCTCTTAGATTTATTGACCAGTAACATCTATCTCATGGAGCCTGAATCACAAGCACTTTATCCTGATTTTTACCTTGCCTTTCTCAATATGCTTGAGGCTGAAAATGGCAACAAGGACTATCCTTTAGATAAATGTTCTGAAGAACTTGATATTGCATTTAACAGACTAAAAAATGCTGTATTCACCGAGTACAAAGGAATATTAAAGAAATGCAATCTCCCAGTACCTTCAATACCGCAGCAGTAACCATTCTATCTTTGAGTACGCACGCAATTGCTGATATATTTGCAATCAGAACAACAACTACCACTATCCAACCAAACATCTTTTCTCTCCTTTCTCTTATCCACTTAGTCCGCATTTTGCAAACTCATATGGTAAAAAAATATTTTCCTCTGGGAATCCACAAATGCTTGCAAAGAGACACAAATCTGCTTTAGACATCTTAGTATTGTAGCTTTCCCAGCTGCCTATAGTAGCTCTTGATACTCCCATTTTATCAGCCAATTCCTGCTGTGAAAGCTCTGCATTTACTCTAACGGCAGCTAATTTAATTTTAATTGGCAGCAAAAACTATCATCTCCTTTCATTGAGCATACTTGAATAATACTCCGCATTTTGCAAACTGTCAATACATTTTGCAAACTTTTTTTACTTTTTGCATTGCCATATTCCGCAAAATGAGTATAATCAATATTAAAGGAGTGTGAAAGAGATGGGAACTAACCAATTCGCAAAATTATTAAAATATTATCTTAATCTTAATGGTAAAACTCAGTCCGATATGGTGAATGCATTGGGTTATGACAAATCTACTGTATCCGGCTGGTGCTCTGGAGCAAGAGTGCCTAAACTCGATACGATTATAGATATAGCAAATTATTTACATGTTGAACCTGGGGATCTGATTGTTGAAGTTGATTCAAAACCATCTTACTATTTTGATGAAGAAACTGCTCAGAAAGCACAAGAGATATTTGAGAATAAACAGCTCTCACTTCTCTTTGATGCCGCAAGGGATGCCAAACCCGAAGATTTAGAGATAGTACAGAGTATGCTCTTGGCTCTCAAAAATAAAGATAATAAATAATGCTGTGCAAAAAACATCCCACTGTTTTTGATATATATATTGCATAAATAATCAAATAAGGAGGGGATAGCAATGACGGATGATATATATATTCAGTATCTTGATATGAAAGCAACTAAAGTAAAAGAAACTGTGACGTGTAATGAAGATGGTTCATATACTGTGTTCCTTAATACACGCTTCACAACAGAACAATTGAATGAGGCATATATCCATGCTTGCAGACATATAGATCGGGATGACTTTCACAAGGAGTCTGCAGATTCTATTGAGGCTTATGCACATGGGTTGCAAAAATAATTAACAAATGAAGGGAGAGATTCGATGAATCAAAAACAAGAAAACAAATGGTATTTAAGTACATGGTTTATTGCTATTCTATGCGCATGCTGGTTTCTTATACTTCCAGCAATCGGCGGCATAGTATTGATGATAATGAAGACCTTGGACGAAAAGAAACAAAAAGAAACCAATCAACAAATTATTCAACAGAATGCCCAACTTGCGGCTCAGAATGCTCAGATGAATCAAGCAATGCAAGACCTGAATAAGACTATGCAGGATTTAGGAGTGCATGACCATCAGCAGTCGATGGCTAAGCTTAATCAGGTGAATGCCGAAATATCCGAAAACCTTGCCACTATAGATAAATTGCGTTCAGACATTGCTACACTTCAGGCAAAAGATGATAAACTGCAAAAATCAGTAGTGGCCCAGGAACGAAAGATCTCTCGTGCTAAGGAGATCTACTGCAGTATTGAATATGCATTAGATAACTTCATCACTGCTGACATTCCATATAACGAATGCCGAATTAGCCAATCAGTTATTGAGGATGCTAATCTCATTGCCCCATCTGTTATCCTTAAATTACATTGTATGGATATAAAAAGCTTGCGAAAAGCATACAGAGAAAATGAGAAATCCATTGACACTCTCAGACAGCAATATGCTATCAGATACACTACTAAAGCCAACAAAACGATTTATGACCTCATTGTCAAGGGGCTGGAATCTGAGATGCAGAACGTCTTGTATAATTTAAAATATGACAAGCTTGACAACGGTATTGAACAAATAAAAGATATCTGTGCTAAGTATCTAAAGATTGCAGCTGAAGGTAATCAAACAATTGCCGGAACTCTTACTAAGTTCATAGGTGAAATAGAATATCTTTTCATTAATGCCGCAAAGATAGAGTATAACTACTACGTCAAGAAAGAACAGGCAAAGCAAGAACAGCTTGCAATCAAAGAACAGATGCGTCAGGAGGCAGAGGAGCGCAAGGCTCTTGAGTCCGAACGTAAAAAAGTGGAGCTTGAAGAGTCAAAATATGAGAATCAGATATCTTCCCTCAAAGAACAGGCGGAAGCTTCAGAGGGTGAAGCCCTTGCTGCTCTGCAAGCTCGTATCCTTGAACTGCAGGCTCAGCTTGCAGATGTAACAATCAAAAAGGATGAAATAGCAAAGTTGCAAAATGGTAAAGCTGGTAATGTTTATATTATCAGCAACTTGGGTTCATTTGGTGAGAATGTATTCAAAGTCGGAATGACAAGAAGAATAAATCCACAGGATAGAGTTAATGAACTTGGAGATGCTTCTGTTCCGTTCAAATTTGATGTACACAGCTTTATTTTCTCTGATGACGCTTCTGGTCTTGAAACCGAACTTCACAAGAGACTTAATGATCGCCGAGTAAACAAGGTAAATCTTAGAAAAGAGTTCTTTAATGTATCAATAGATGAACTTGAAGAACTTGTAAATGAGATCTGCCCTACTGCAGAGTTCAACAGAACAATGCTTGCTGAAGAATACAGACAGTCGCTGTCAAGTTCTGAAGCATATACTTCTGAATATTCAACAGAGGATGAGACAGATGATGAGGATGAATAATATCATCTTCACATTATAAAAAAATCCCCCAGGTGCGGGTACACCTGAGGGAAGTTACCCACAAACCGAAGGCTTATGAATAACAGTGATCGCAAACTATATTATACCATAAGCCTTCCACTTTTGATAGGCTTATTTTTTATGCCTATTTTTAGAGGAGTTGATATTATGTGGTCAGAAATACAAAAAAATGGAACCGTAAAGTATTGTGAGAGGTACACAGATCCGCTCACAGAGAAGATTAAAAAGGTCACAGTGACGATGCCTAAGGCATCACCGCAGAATAAGAACAAGGCAACCAGAATTTTACAGGGGAAAATAGATAAGCTGTTGACTGCATCCCCGGTTAAATCAGATACAACACTCAAGGAGCTGGCTGATGCTTATATAGCATCATTGCGACAGCGCAAAAGGAAAGAAAGCACAATCAGAACAGAAAGCACTAACATAAATTGCTGTATAAATATAATCGGTAATGACGTACTTGTTGATAAACTCTCTCCTCGTTATGTAAATGATAGACTTCTCTCTTCGGGGAAAAATATAGACACCGTGAATACATATATAAAATTCTTAAAATTCGCTTTGAAATGGGGAATTAAAAGCGATTATCATTCAAACAATGATATATGGTTCAAGCTTGACTATATCCATAAGGAGAGCCCAGATGAGATACCAGAGGTATACGATATCAGTAACGAATACCTTGAGCCTGATGAAATCAAAAAACTACTTAATTACTTTAGAGATAACAACCAATGGCAGGATTACTATACATCATATTTCATGATCCTTACAGGGATGCGTATAGGTGAACTCATTGCTCTTGAAGATGCCGACGTTGATTTAAGAATAAACACTATACACATAACAAAAACTTATTATCCTTCAACAGGATATGTTACATCTGCAAAAACAAGCGATTCGATCAGAGACATTCATATACAACCTGAATTGCTCACGCTCATCAAAAAGTTACGACTTTGGCGAAAAGAGGTTCTATTTGAAAAAGGTATTAAGAGCAGCCTCTTCATACCAAATTTAAAAACAGGCAACTACATGGTTTATTTAACATATAATAATCATTTAAAGGCCGCTTCACTTAAATCTCTTGGGAGAGAAATAACGACACACAAACTGCGCCACACTCACGCATCTCTCCTAGCTGAAGTTATGTCTGCAGAACAAATATCTCGTCGACTTGGACATCATGATGACAAAATAACCAAAGCAATATATATTCATGTTACTCAAAAGATGAAGCAGAAAGATAATGAAGCTGTTGACACCATATCAATTATCAACTAAAAAAAGACGACCACTCAGTTTTCACACTGAATGGCCGTCTTTTAAATTTTGCCCCTTTTCTGCCCCTATGAGTTATTTTCATAGGCTGCAAATGGCTTTAAAGCTTGATTTTCCTTAATTTTCTATCAAGTTGATGATAAACCTGTGGTTTAAAATTTTTTATTCAGTTTTCCCGTTCTGCTTCGCAAGCTTGTACTGGGTCATCTTCCTCTTGGAAGCTATGCGCTTATGCTTCTTTGCCTCAGCCCGCTCCGCAGACCGGTCAGGAAGAATGCCACAGGCCTCAAGGGCTCTCGGCCATGGCCCAAGGTAGGATTTTATCCAGCCAACCTGCTCCGGTGTAAAGTCTGACTTTTTCGGATATCTTCCAAGTGAAATATATGCGTCCAGAAGCATCTGACAACATTCTTCACGTGTATAGCCAGCTCTCTTGTTCTCCATACCTCTTTCCTCCGGATCATCTCTGCGTTTCTATGGCCTGAGAATTATTTTACTTTGACAGACTTCACTGAGCTGCCAAGTCCCATGTATCTCTTGCCATTTATTGTCTTGTAAGCTCTTACTCTCACATAGTATCTCTTGTTCTTTGCTAGATTCTTGATAGTTGCACTGCCATACTTTGCGCTCACATACTTTGTCTTTGCAGACTTAAAGTTCTTGTTTGTAGCATATGTTATCTGATATCCGGTAGCACCGCTTACCTTCTTGTAGGTCACCTTAAGACTTCTGCTGCTGTTTGATGCAAGCTTTGTTATTGATGACTTTGCAGGGGTAACTATCAGAGTTACTATTCCGCTTGCCTTGTTGTAATTGCTGTTTCCTGAGACAGTGATCTTTATCTGTACTCTGCCCGGCTTCTTGGTTCTCACAAGACCTGACTTGCTGTTCACTATCGCAATATTCTTGTTTGTTGATGAGTAAGTTACAGTTCCCTTACCGGCAGCCTTAACGGTTATATATCTGTTGTATACATATAATGTGTTGCCTGTCACTGTCTGGTCTGCCTTATTGATCTTGAAGGTCTGCTCAACACTGCCTGTATAATCGTTCTTACCTGTTATAGTTACCTTGGCTGTTCCGGCGTTCACGTTATTTGCATACGATGCTGTATAATCAGCCGCCTCAAGTTTCTTACCGTCAACTGTTACTGTAACCTCAGGCTTCTGTGCCTTGCCTGTATATGTCACATCTGCAACTTCTATAACTGTGTTGTCCTTTGTGAGTGTAACCTTTGTATCCGGCTCCTCTGGCTCTACAGGAACCTCCTTGACTTTTATCTTGATAACGATCTGTCCAGCCTCGTAGTTCTCTGTTCCCTCAGATGAAACTGTGATCTCAGTCTCACCGACAGCCTTGACTGTCACACGTCCTGTCTCAGGATCTACCTCTGCCACCTCTGGTGCAGATGATGCAAATGTAAGTGTACCCTGTCCTGTAACCTTGAGATCAAATGGCTCTGCATTTTCAAGAACCTCGATCTCAGTCTTTTCTGTAGTTATCGTCTTTGTAGACTTCTTTATCTCGAACTCGCCCTGAATTGTACCAGAGAACTTACCAGTTCCCTTTACCGTACAAGTACCCTTTCCGGCATTTACGTTATCACTGTATGTAACCTCATAGCTGCTTGGATCAAGCTTCTTGTCATTTACATATACGGTAACTTCCGGTGTGAGCTCCTCTCCAGTGTACTCTGCGTCTGCTATCTCAAGCTTTGTATTGTCTTCAGTGAGTGCTGTCACTGCCATGATCTTGTACCATGCAGTTCTTCCACCTCTTGATGTGATCCTGCACACAACATCATTTGTCAGGTTGATCTTGGCTGAAAGTCCGTCAACCACAACATAATGGCCATCCGCAGTTGTCTTGTATGTCATGTCAAGCTTTACAAGATCTGCGCTCTCCGGCAATACAACACCGACCTCAAATGGATCAGCCTTTGTTCCTGTTCCATTCAGAACCTCTCCATTTGCCTTGTATGTGTAGATAGAATTCCAATTCTCATCGTATTCTGTCTCTGTGGTAAATGTTATCTCTGTTCCATCTATTGTCATGGACTCAAATGTAGGAAGTCCTGAGAATGATGCTGCTACATCTGCTCCTGTGAGCTCATAGTGAAGCTCGATAGTGTCGTTATCCTTTGCATCCAGTGAACCAAGCCCACCGTTGTCAAAGTCGTCTCCGTTGTATGACAGCATCCATCCTGACATTGAGTAGTCAGCAACTGATGCAAGTCCGTTTACAGATACGATATATGGGCCATAAGCTGACTCTTGAATATCGTAGGCTATTCCGGCATTATCCAGTGCACGCTTTACAGCGTCAACCGCTGAAGCTGCCTCAACCTTTGTGTTCTCAAGGATAACTCCATCCTTTGATGCACCATTTATTCCGGCTGCACTTGCTGTGTAGTCATATACACCTATGTTGAAGATAGTAACTCCGTCAATTACAGTTCTTACCTTCTTGTATGTCTCTACAAATTCTCCATCTTCTGCTGTCAGAGGAACATTTGCCATGATCTCTGCTGCAGGTGCCACGTTCAAGATGGCCTCTCCGTCATTGATCTTGGTAACTGTGTCAACTGTGAGCTTCTTGACTGCCTCTATATTAGCAGCCGATACATATGAAGCCTGATCCTCTGTGATGCTCTCATCTGCTGCGGCTGTGCATGAATATGCAGATCCTGATATTGTCAGATCCTCTGAATAGCCTGCAAATACGCCTGTTGTGGCTGTGTCGCTGCCATTTACAGTTCCTGCGCTGTAGCAGTCTGTGATCTCCACGCCTGCGTCATTTGACGTATTACCCTTGAAAACACCTGCAATACCGCCTGTATTTGTCTGTCCTGTGATCGTTCCTGCATTGTAGCATGAAATGATCTTGCATCCAGGATCCTGTGGATAGTATTCATTGTGGCTTCCGAGTATTCCACCAACATTTGTCTTGGCTGTGATGTCACCATAGTTTGTCGAATTCTGTACGCAGATATTTCGGCTGCTCATAGATCCTATGATTCCGCCGACGGTACCACCGTTTTCTGCCTTAATAGTTCCATGATTTACACAGTTCTCAATCACTGTGTTGCTTATTTTGTTCGTGTTACAGTATCCTACCAGACCACCTATCGAAGCTGATGTATTTGTGCCTGTGTAAGTGATATTTACTTTAGATGTACAACCTGCTACTCTTGCCGGTGCATCTGTGGTTCCCTGATACAGGTATCCCACAACCGCTCCTGCTGCAGTCTTGGTGCTCATGATGATAGTTCCCTCTACTGTGAGGCCGCTGATCCTTGCACCCGCCTGTCCAAATATTCCTGAGTAGCCTATATCATTCTGATACAGATTGCTGATAGTATGTCCCTGGCCGTCAAATGAACCCATGTATATGGCACCCGATGTACCTATTGGTGTCCAGCTATATCCTGCAAGGTTGATATCCGCTGTGAGCACTGCATTTATGTCGACCTTCTTATTGACATTTACCTCATTTTCAAACCAGTACAGCTCTGCACCTGTGCTGATCTGGTATACTCCGTCAACCTGTTCGGGCTCGGTCTTGCTCTCGCCATCCCAAGCAGTTGCACTTGACGCTGTGAGGCTGATGGTCTGTGACATCTCGCCGGAAGTATCCTCCGGGATCTCAAATGTTCCCTCGGCATACATGTATCCGGCACACTTCATAGTGTAATTGTACTGTCTGCCTGCAAGACCATTGAAGCTGCCGTCCTTTACTGTTACGGCATTTCCTTCAGTATCCTTTATGCTTACCTTATATCCTTCTACTGCTTCGTTTGTAGCACCATCCACTACATCAAGCTTTACCTGGACAAAGTCTGTCTTTGCCAGCTTAAATGACATATCCGGGAGACTTCCAAGGTATGCCACACGTACGCTTGCTGCCATCTGTACAGGCTTTCCTGTTGCATGGCGGACCTCTCTGTGTGAACCGTATGGCGAACCAAATCCGCCCTCATACAGAACTCCGCTCAGCGTGTACTCGTCACCTGCAAAATACTGAGGTATCTTGACTGTAACTGTCTGGGCAGCAGGATATGATGCAAATGCATACTGGTTGCTTGCTCCTGAGAATTCATTTCCCTCACCATCTGACAGTTTTATAGTTCCGGCCATGTTGTAAATTCCTGCAAGCTTGTTGGCCGGAATATACAGACCGTCGTATGCCTTCTTGCCATCCTCTGTACGCTTACCATATGAAACCTCTATGGTATCACCGGCTCTGAGTTCATCTGCTGAGATCTCGTCACCATCAGCGTTCTTATATGTGTATGATACCGGGACTTCCTTTGCACGTACTACCTGATATGTGCTAACTCCGTCCTTTGTCACCTTTATTATGTTTGATCCCTCTGTGAGACCGCTTACAGTGTAGCTTCCATCATCATTCTTCTTGACATCTGCTGTTGTAAATCCACTGTATGTAAGCTTGTTTCCCGTGATCTGTGGATGAAGAACTGATACTGCCACTCCATCCTCCGGTGTAAATGTGTACTCTGCACCGGCTGCTCCCTCAAGATAATACAGAACATCGATCTGTGCATCCAGATTGTCTACAGCAGTCTTAGCAGTCTCTGTGTTGCGTCCTGCATTTAATGTCATATTTGTCTGAATGTCTGAGCCGTCATTTCCTACAGTGAATACGACTACACCTGTGTTTTCAGGCCAGATCGCACTGAAGAATGAACCGCCCATACCAGGCTTGTTGATCTCTGCATCATAGGTTACGAGAAGTATCGCTGTTCCCTCTGACTTTGCCTCGATCTCTGCTATCTCTGAATGCTCGCCAGGTACAACGCTGATCACATCACTTGATGGGTTACCATTCTCATCGATAACTGTGTAGTGATAATCAGGCTCTGCTGATTTTGCATTCATGATACCCTCTATAGCCTGCCAGTTACGGAAGCACTCAAGGTGATACTTGTCACCCTTCTGCATTGACACATAGCCCTTCTCATTGGATGTCATGTAGATATCTGCGACATCTGAGCTGTTGGCTGACATGTCATGTACAACTGTGCCAGGGCCATATGTGCTGTCGCCGATGTACATATCCTCGGCTGTTACCTTGTACTCAGCATCTGTGGTTGTGGAGAACCAGTTCCAGTATGTAACTCCCTCTCCACCAGTTACACGGTAGTAATATGTGATACCACTTCCAAGCTTATACTTGTATGTGTCATATCCGGCATCCTTGCTGTCTATCTTGATGCCAGCCTCATCCTTATATATATAGTATGTTGAAAGTGTACCAACTCTGAGCTCAGTTCCCTCTGGAACTGTGAACTCTACTGTCTTTGCCGCTGCAAGAGCTACTGAATAACCGTAGCTTCTGTTGGATGTAAGTGTGTTTGACACAGTCTTAGAGATATAGTCATCTGCTCTATCTCCAACCGGATCATATGTCACTGACACCATATCAGCATAGTAGAACAGTCCTGCATACTTTGCCCAGGAGTCATCTGACCCCTCCCTGGTCTTTACAAACTCTGCATGTCTGTCCACATTGTCAGGAGACATAACCTTACCTGTGACGGTATAATCAACGTCTTCCTTCCAATATTTTTTGTTGCCATCTACAGTGTCATAACCTGTACATGCTATATCTGTGATGCTGTATATGCTGTATGACTGCTGTGGATCGTCTGTGACTACGAGATCTATAGATCCCATATCTGTCTTCTCGTCACCGCTCTTCTGATATGCTGACAGACGGTATGTACCCGGCTCAAGCTCAAGGGTATACTTGCTGCCATCAGGCTCTCCAACTTCAATCTCATTGCCCTCTGAATCAGCCAGAGTCATGTAAGGAGCAGAATAATTCATGGTTACAGATACTGTATTTCTCTTGTCACCCCTGATCTTCTTCTCAACTGCCTGAACCTCATCTGCAGTTGCAGTGAGATCTGTCATGACCGCCTGAACCTCTTCACGTAGAGCCTCGTCCTTAGCTATCTCATCTGCATGCTCTGCATAGAGCACATAGAGCTCTGTCTTGTCCTGAGTCTCATAGTATGCATACTCAGAGTCAAATGTATTCTTATCCGGATTGTAGCCATATCCCAGATCTGCGCCATAATCTGCGAGCGTGAACTGCCAACGGATAACGTGTGTATTGTCTACTCCGGCTGCAGAATCTACCTGATATTCTCCTGCGCCGACATTTCCCAGTATATTGTCAACTGTGTTCATCCAGCCAGACATGCTGAAATAATCAAACTGGCCAAGATCTTTTCCTGTCTTGTCCTTAAGCTCAAGTGCCTTTCCATTCTTCTTCTGATAAGCATCCTTAAGCTCCTGTGGAACATTTGCAGCTCCCTTATCAATGCCCTTTATGTTGGCAAGATAATAATCGGAACTATTGTATTTGTCTGTTCCTGAAGGTTCTGTTTCAAGTCCCTCTTTCTTGAAAAACGCGTAAGTAGCCTGTGATACGGTAAGCTTAGACAGGTCGATGTCTATGCCTTCCTCTTTCCAGACTTCACCGATCTCTTTGTAGGACATTCTCTCCGGCTCGATATAGAAGCCCTGACCAAGAGTAAATCCCTCAAGAGACAGCACAACGTACTCAGTGCTGTAATCAACTTCGCCATCACTCTCTGCGGCGGCAGCCTGAACATAGCCCCAGCTTGCATTTGAAGCAAATGGTGCCACTAAAACTGCGCATGCCAATAAGAATGAAAGCATCAATGTCCTGATTCGTTTCATCTCCTATTTTCCTTTCTTTATTTAATTGTAGGTTATAAAGCAGGGAATATGTATTCTGCTTTTCCCACGCCCAAAAGCTAACAGATGAACTGTCGTGTCATCCGCATCCGGGTACTCCGCATATCCCGGCTGTCTGTGTCTGTCAGACGCCGTCACGCGGCCGGAAATCTCATAAAATCTGCGGGCATTCTGACTGAAAGACACAAGTCTTAACACAGTAATGGCGGTTGCACCGGAATCTCACCGAATTTCCCCCTGATCGGATGCTTTTCAGGACGGCATCCGAGCAGATTTTCACTATGAAATCACAGGGTTTATAGTAATTGTGAATCGGGTAATTGTCAACTCCAAGTACCACTTAATGTACTTTTTTGTCATATTTTATTAGTAAGGTGAGATATGTGTTTTATCCATATCACACATTTCTGCATAATATGTAAGTAGAGAGAAATTACTGAGAATACCTTTGGATTTCATTCTGCTGTCCACAGCATACATTTGGTTTACAAAAGCCGGGTATCCCTATTTTATAGAGATATCCGGCTTTTCTTCTGGCTCTTATTCTGATTACTTTTTAGTTACGGAAGCCAGCTTATTCTGACCTCTTTGAGCTGTCCTGTTGTATCGTCAAACTCAAATGTATAGCCGCTGCTTCCCATATAAACCTCAGAATCTACACTGTACTTGACTATCTTGCCATCTACTTCTGCATTCTCACCGCACTTTTCAAGCAACTGATCCTTGGTGATAGTTGTAGGGAATGAGAAGTTCACCTGCTTTGCGCCGTCAAGCATCATCTCACTGATCTCTGCATTCATGCTGGCATCATAATCCGGGTTTGGCACAAAAAGGTGTGAATACCTTACATATGAGAGAACGCAATCCTCTGCCTTCCGCTCACTGTCAGTAAAGTTGCCAAACATAAACTGCATCGTTACGTAGTCATTGATTTCTGCTGTGTATCTGTCAGTTTCGTAATTTTTATTTACATTGTTGCCACTGTTATTGAGAGAATTCTGCTCAAATGGTATTCCACCGTCTATAAGATCCTTCAAGGTGGACTCACCTAAAGTGAATTTCTTTCCATTATATACAAATGACCTATTGTCAAGATCTGCGTAATTCTCGCTGAGTCCCGATGCCAATGTGAAATCCTCATATACAGGCATCGTAAATTCTGTGGATTTCTCACTGTCATCACTGTAATCGGTTTCATCTGCATATGAATCATCAGATTCAGTATCACCTGTATCCTCAGCCTCAGATTCCTCCTCCGTTGCCACTTCTGTTTCGGTTACCTGCTCTGTTGACTCCGTCTCTCTGGTGGATTTGCCATCATTTCCACATCCAACTATAGAAATTCCCATCACCACCGTGATAAGTCCTGCAATCAGCATTTTCTTGTTCCTCATATAATAATCCTCCTTAAAACCTAGTGGCTTTATTATTAAGAATGTCACTATATTTTATCAAGCCGTAATCGGTTGCAACGGGGCAACTATGGGTAGCGAACCGAAATCATAGGTGTTTTCGTCACTTTTTTGTAATCTATAGTGTTTATTTCTCCGTAATGTTCATGAAACTATAATAAGTGTCTCTGTCCATGGCATCCGGATTATCATCAGCAAATCCGCTGACTGTATATATGTTCCCATCCTTCAGATCAGCATATGCATTAAAATAGTATGTGATATTTCTCTTGCCGTCCTTTATATATAAGGTCGAATATGTGTAGTAATAAAATGTCACACCATTTACCTCACACTGACCTTCCTCTGTTACCTTTGATATTCCGGCCCCGGTCTTTCTGTCTGCCATATCAGATGCTGTCATCCAACTATACGGTACGATCGAAGTCACAACCGTGATCTTATCACCGTCTGAATAGTATGTCTTACCTGACAAATCCTCATTCTGAAGGCTGTATTTTTCAGGGATTTCATATGACACGGTAGTATCTCCATTCACGACACTGTCCACTACTCCCGTCTCCATAGCTTCGTCCTCCTGCCAGTATGAGCCTGTCATATCATTTGCCTCATCTGTGGGAACGGCCCCCGCAACAATAGCCACAGCTTCATCGGCAGCCTTCTCATATACCTCAGCTCTCTCCGACCCGCTCAGCGCATCTATATCTATCTCATCAAATCTTATCGAAGTAAAGAAACGCTGCCCTTCCCCGGCATCACATATAAGCTGATAAAAATATGATCTGTCGAACTTCGCACCTCGTTCATTTGCAAGACTCGCTATGTATCTGATATATTCCTTCCCCTGTATCTCGAACTTCTCAGGCTCCAGCTCCATCACATAACCTGCGTCCTCAATATTTTTCTTGCGCTGCTCTCTGTTGTCCCAGAAATCCGCCATCGTCTTATCCTCCACATCGATCTGTATCAGATAATCATCACAGCTTCTTATATTAAGGCAGCCACTCTCATGTATGATTGCCTGTCCTACCGGATTCACAGAGAAGGCATATCCCTTGAACACTATATGCCAAGGCTCTGTCTCATCGTCAGCTATTTTATTTCCATCCTGTTCAGTTTCACTTTTTTCTTCCGTCTTCTGCGCACTGTTCAGATCAATAACGCCCATAAACTCAAGAGCGACAAATGCAGCTCCCGCCAGTATGCATGCTATTACGATCGCGCAGACAATTTTTTTACATTTTTTCATCGGCTGTCTTATCCTCAAGTATGATCTGAAGTGTATCTTCTTTCTTCATCCTTCTTATCTCAAGCCCAATGAGGGTCAGAAGAATAATAAACACCAGCATGACAAATGCTGCGGCAACTATGGTTGATGTCTTGTAATTCAGAAACAGTCCATTACCGTCCGCCCCTGTGTACAACTGTATGTAATCTCCATCTCGTACCCCCGGTACATCAAGCCACACAGTATCCATGATCTTTCGGCCATTGTCATCCAAATATGCCAGATCAGCTTTTGTATACTGCTGATACACCTTCTCCACGCGCACATTTCCGTTCTTATCTGAATGGCTGGTCCACTCGTTCCTCACAAACAGCACCGCCACCACAATTACACAGAAAACGCATATGGCTGCCATCACGCAAAATAATATTTTCAATCTGGCAAGCCTGCCTTTTCCCCTGAGATTCTTCAGATGGACAGCATTATTCGCTGAAGTCCCATCCCCGGACACCTCTTCCGGCGCCTCCGGCTCATCACCCTTTCCATATATAAGTTCTCCAACCTGTACATCCAGAATCTCACATATACACACAAGCCTGTCCAAATCAGGATACGCCTTATCCCTCTCCCACTTGGACACAGCCTGTCTGCTGACTCCCATCTTTTCCGCAAATTCCTCCTGATTCAGCCCGGCTTTCTTCCGGTACTCCTGAATCCTGGATCCTATAAGCAGCATTTGTTTTCCTCCTTATCTCCATCTGTTATACTGTTTTTTTCAAACAATTAATCCATGCTTTTGCCAAAGTTATATGCCCCTCTTTTGTAGGGTGTGATCCGTCTAATGTTTCATAACGTAAATTCTGTGATGCCAGATCTGCAACTTCAATTCCCGCAATTTCTGCAGCAATTTTTATTGCCGCATTGTATTCATATATCGATACACCAGCCCATTTATGTGGAAATTTCCAACTATTATCGCCTTTCATATAACTTTCCATCAATGTCCCACATATAATTCTACTTTTCGGATAATTCATCTTTATCTTTTGCAACATATTATAATAGGACGAGAAAAATGAAGGGCTTCCCAACTTATCATTTGTAATATGAACACCGTTTCCAAAATCATTAAACCCTAAATATATTAGAATCATATCAGGTGTGTACTGCTCTGTATGCAAATTTGATGTACGCTGATCACAATTTCCACTAGGGAATTTTTCACCTGCAACCTTACTTCCAGAATAAGAATTATTAACACAAATGTAGGCGTTAATGAACTGGTTTACCTTTGCCCACCATGTATCATATACCGATGTCATGTCATTTCTTAAAGAGTTGTACTCATCATAAAACACCTTATATCCAATCGGATTATATCCTGAATATGTACTTATAGAATCACCCAAAATAGATACAAATTTTACTTTATTTTTCATTGAAGTCCCCTCTACTTTCCTCTCTTCTTCAAAGTTTCTCGACGTTCTAGTCTATTCTTAACCTAATCGGCCCTAATCGTAACATTTCTACTCAATGGGCCAATCGATAACGCTTTTAACACAATATCCTGACACACTTTCGCTGACGCCTTATCTCCCTGATAACCATTTTCATTTGCTTCTTCAATAAGCTTCTGTATATTTATCATCATAAAACCTCCAATCTAAGTGTCTCCATTACCATGTTTGACTTTGGTAATTCATACGCATATTCTGCAACTAAAGTCATATCCAGTTCATGAACAATCTTTCTATAACTTGCAATTAATTCTTTGTACAAATCAAAAGAAAATTTTCTTTTATTCCGTATCAGTTCCACAAGAAGACGCTCTTTATCATAAATTACAATATCCACACCATCATAATTCATTGTAGTTTTGCCCATATCAAATGCTTCGCTGTTTTCATAAAAATGCTTCACTCTTTCATCGCTGATTTTTCTTGTATTTTTCGGTGTCGCAACATAATAAAAATTTGGTATGGTATCCGTCAATCCATAGTAATAAAAGGCACTATTCAGAGTTATAATTGCATCGGGATATTTCTTAGAAATAATCTCCAGCTCCGGCACACATCTCTTATCAGAATAGATGCCTTTTTCTTTTACATACAGTTCCCCTTCTTGAACACATTTTTTAATTTTATAATCCGTTCCATATTTTTCCAAACACTCCTGATATGACAGCAACAT